TTGGTCAAGCTCGTCTTTTGGTTGAGCTTCTTGTTCTACGGGTTGTTCTTCAACTACGACTTCGTCTTTAAGTGAAGTGTCAACATCCGCCTCTCTTAAGTCAACTTCCCCTTCGGGAAGTTCTAGTTCTATTTTTTCTGCTTCATTATTTTGCATGAGTCCTCCTCAAGATTGTTATGATAAAATTGCCTCGGGATCATCAATACAGGCTAGAATCTCATCATCATTTAAAAGACGCATATCGCCACCTTCTATTTGAAAACGAGCTCCAGCATATCTGCCAAAGATTACCCAATCACCTTCTTTACACCAAGCACCCTCAGGAAATTTATGTGGGTCACTATACGCATCTGGTCCTAACGCGACAACATAACCAACAACAGTTGCAAGTCTTTCCTTATCAACAGTTGCTTTAGCTAAATGTATACCGCCTTTAGTTACAGTAGACGCTGTAAAAGGTAATATTAAAATACGATACCCCGTTGGACGTGGTAGCGATTCCGCATGAGAGTCTAAGTTTTCAGGAGTGATTGTAGGCTCATCTAGATTTACATCTTTAGGCTTATCACTTCCGAAATCCCTTAATACTCTATCTGGAACAGTTTTTGTTTCGACTTTACTCGTCATTTGCATCCTCCATATTAGAATGTAAAGTTTGAATTTCCTGTTCAGAAAAACTCAAACCTGCTATTTCACCAACTATCCTTTGGTATTGTTCAAAGTTCTCAACACTTCCAGAAGCTAATGTTTGCGTGAGAGCTTCTTTTCTCTCACGATATTTACGAAGCAAATGCTCCGTAGCTAAGATATAATCCATTTATTTAATGTAGTTATACCAAAGAAGTCCTTTAGTTTGTCCGTAAGCAGCCTTTACTTTAGACTCTTTACCAACAACTTTGCCTTTTGCATCCATATTCACTTCGCCTTCTTTAACAGATTTAGTTCTAGTGTTATCAACCATTGCTGGTTCACTAGGTTCTGCTCTGTTAGCCTTTTTTGAAGGAGATGGATAGGCTTTCATCTTGTCGTCGTAATACTCTCGCATTATTTTTCTCCATTTTGATTTCGACTATCCCTAACTGTTTTTACCAGTTCGTTATAGTTTTTATCAGCGTCGGCTTTCGCTTTCAGCTCTAACTCTTGCAATTCTATAGCAGATTTAGTATCTTGTACTCTTAAATCAGCTTCTATCTTCTCACGTTTAATTTGTGCGTCTATTTCAGTTTTCATAGCTGATAGTTGTGCATCTCTTGCATCATCTTCTGCTTTCTGCATTAATTGTTCTTTTTCTAGTTGTAACTGCTGCTGGAACATTTCCATTTGTGGGTTTTGTTGTGCTGCTGCTGCGGCTTGTGCCATTGCTTGTGCTTGACCTGTAACTTGTTGTGTCGCCTGTGCTGCCATCATAGCTATTTCGTTCATCATTTCAGGCGGCATAGGTTGGTCTAGTTGTGGAAGCGGTTGACCCATTGCTTGTTCTACTTGTTGTCTATATAACATTGCCTGATGTTCTTGTATGTTTGCACCTATCGCTTGCATAGCCACAGGGTTTTGTTGCATCATAGGGTTTTGCATAAAAGCACTATGTGCTTGTATATACGCTTCGTGGTTTTGGAACGGATAAGCTTTTATAGGATTACCAGTCATAGCTGATTGTTGATCACTTATTGGGTCACGCGGGGGTACTTCTTGTTCTGGCGGTAATAACGCATCAATATCTTTTATATTTAAGGCTATATACATTTTTCTGTAAGACTCACGTAAATCATGTAATTGAGGTGCTGCTTGTGCCATTTGTAACTGAGTTTGAGCTAAAGTAATTCTTTGCGTCATACTAAATATATTTGGGTCACTAACAGGAATAACATCTACAGAATTATCGAAATCTTGTTTAAATACATTTTCTGAAGCACCTTGTACTTGATAAGGATATTCAGGTGGTAAAAACTCACCGAAAACTCTTTTCAATATTTTAAATTCGGTTCTCTGTGCGTAATGTAATCTTTTATGTATTGCGGACATAACTCTTTGTCCTTTTTCCATAAGGGCTACTGTTGTTCCTACAGGGGCTTCAGAGTTACCATCGCCTGTTGGATTTTCTACTGTAGCCGCAAATCTTTTACCAGAATCAACTAAAGCTCCTAATAACGTAGTTAAAGTACCGCTTGGCTCTTTATAAGGTAAAGGAAGGAAAGCATCTTGCAATCTTCCACCTGGAGCGTCAACATCACGCCATTCTCCTGGTTGTAATGGGTCATCATGCTTTTGAATATTCAATCCACGTGATTTAAACCCTGCTGGTAGGTTAGAAAGCGTTCCTGCGTCTATTAATTGACGTAAAATCGCTGTAACTGACTTAGTTAAGCCTCCCATCATGTGAATTAGCCCAAAACCATAGAAACCTAGTCCTGGAAGGAACTTATAATGCGTAAAATGTTCGATTTTCTTACGCATAGGGTCTTTTTCGTCATAATTTGGTCTAATTGATAGAACTTTGTTGTTATCTTTGCAAATAGTTACAATATAAGGCAATGCTAACCCTGTTTCTTCCCCATTTTCGTCTTTATCTTGATATCCTTCTAAATCTAGGTCAACATGCATCTCTAAAAGCGTATATTCTTCGTCACTTATCGTTCTAGTTAGTCCTTGTAGCTCATCTATCTTTTCATCAACGTCTGTTGAGTCTACTCCTGTTCCAGGAGCCGACATATCCATGTCTGCGTAAAAGCCTGATAGCTGTAATTTACGTAATTCGTTCTCATTCATGTGAATTACGTGTGTGATTCTAGGAGAAGTTAATAAATCTACTGCGTAATACGGAACAACTAAGTCTTCAGACTTAACGAACCGTGCTACCGCACGTCCAACTCCTGGATCGTAGTAAACTTTTTTAAATGCAGAACCAGATAACGGTAAATAAAATAAAAGCTGATCCATCTCTGGGTCGTATTCTTCCATTTTATAAGTTATTTGATAATTCATGAAGTTTTTAACGCGGTTTGCTTTTTCCATCTTAGCGTTATCGGTCATTCCTAAAACTTCTGTGTCAACAGGTCCACCTGCTGGCAACATTTCTTTGTATGCTTGTGCTTGAAATTGTGTTACGGCTTCTGCGAGTATTGGATGATGAACTCCTGAAGCACCAACAAAAGGTTGCGACCTTGAATCAGAATTTATTCCTAATAAATCTAATCCTTCTGTGTATGTTTGAAACCAATCGTTCCTAGAATCTAAATCATCTTCGAAAGAACCAACTAATTCTGCGGCTATTGTATTTAATTCGTTGTCTTCTAAAGTTTCTGCTAAGTTTTCGCCAAACTTAGAAACCGTTTGTTCAGGCATATCACTACCCCGAACAATAGAACCGTCAGGTTGTACAAAAAGTTCAGTTTCTTCTTCCGTCTCTGGCGTGATTTCAAGTTCAATCGCTTCTTGATTATCAGGTACCGCAGAAATTACTTGTTTTTCAATAGCCATGTTGATAAATCATAGTATGATTTTGATTAATAATAAACCCTTTCACCATCATAATACTCCTCTTCCTCAAAATAGTCACTAGTTAATTGTAAAAAACCACCTTCCCTAAATCTAGCTAGTGCTAATGTTGTAGCATCAACAAGGTCATCGTTTTCTCCCGCAGGAAAATCAGAAACTTCTTCCATAAGTTCTTCACCGAATCTATTATCAGGAACCCAAACTCTACCGTCTTGAAAAATAGGGGATACAGAATTTAATCTGGCAATTTTATCTTGACCTTTTCCTGGACTAAAAGTGTTAACAGGAATACCTACTCTACGTAATTCTTGTACTAACGGAATACCACTAGCTTTAGCTTCAACAATTACTGTATCAGGTTCCCAATATTCATACAAACGTAAAGCTTCTGCTTTTAATTCAGGAAAATCAAAACGTTCTTTTATACAATCTATCAAAATTAGGTGTGCTTCGTTACCGTGATATATTTCTTCACCTATTTTACCTTCAGGGTACCAAACACCCCACGTTGTTATAGCAGTAAAGTCAGCTCTTTCTGATTTTAAAAACGCTGTATCATAACTTTGAATTATATAATCACATTTCGGTGGAGTGTTTTCTTCCCAAACCATAAACCATTCTTTAGGTATAATCGAAATACCTTCGCCTGTTGGTCTTTGCATGTATTGTGCCGCCCACTTAGACGGACTAACTGAAGCTTTTATACTTTCAAGTTCTTCTAGTTTCCAAAATTCTTTCCAAAGAGGATTACCACTAGGTAATATTGCAGGAAACTCTATGATTTCCCACTGGTCAGAGCCTTCGTCCTGTGCCATCTTCCTAGTTAATCTACCTGTTAAATCTTTTTTATTCCAACGTGTCATAACTATAACGATTGCACCTCCAGGTTGTAACCTTTGTCGAGGACCTGCCATAAACCATTCGTAAGCTTCATCCATCGCTTTATCAGACATAGCGTCTTGTTCAGAATGCGGGTCATCAATAATAAACAAATCAGCACCCCTTCCTGCTAACGCACCACCGATACCTGCCGCATAGTATTCGCCGCCTTTATTTGTTAACCATTTACCAGCAGAACGACTGTCTGCTTTTAATTCTGTTTCAGGAAACAGTTCTCTGTATTCTTCGCCGTCAATTAAATCCCTAACTTTTCTACCAAAGTTAACTGCAAGGTCAGCGGTGTGGGTTGCTTCTATAATTTTTAGTTTAGGATTTTTACCTAATAGGTACGCAGGGAATAAATGTGAAGCAAACTCAGACTTTGTATGTCTAGGAGGCATATTAATAATTAGACGTTTTAATTTACCTGTAGCTATATCATCAAAAGCTTTCGCCATTTTTACATGATGATCGCCGTTAATAAATTCAGACCAAATAGATTTTACGAATTCCATAAAAGTGCTTGTTGACTTTTCTTGAAACTCTCGTTTTTCTAATTCTTCTAATAAAACTGTAAACTCTTTAGCTTCAGCTTTATCTAAATGTGAGAGGTCTATGTTTTTTAAAGCTTTTAGCTTATCAGCGTTACTAGTCATTCAATAAAGTTCTTATAAAATCATCTAAATTGTTATAATCTATTTCATCTGTAATTTGTAAATTACTAGGATTTAAAGATAGTAATGTTTCTCCTTCTCCTTTCATTTTTCTAGGTGGAAAACGTAAAGCGTCATATCCTTGTCCTGTAAAAACATCTGCTAATTCTTTATCTACTCCTGATGGTGTTTTGTTAATACTTCCTGGACCTCCACGTAATAAAGTATTTAAATCCATATCTAGTTTTTTAGCTCCGCCCCTACTAGGACGTCCTCTATACATTTCTATATCTTGTAAAACTTTTAACATATCATCAGGCATGTTATCTACGTCTAATGGGTTTTTTACATTAGATTTCAAAACATATCCTGAACCTCCTTGTGAAAAAGATTTAAATCTAGGGTCTGTAGGGTCTACTAAAGAATAAATACCTCCTGTTGAACCGCTTTCAGGAAGTTCTAAATTTTTAATACCTTTAGTTTTACTGCCGTGAAACAACATATTAGTAGTTGACGGCGTTGTAAAATCCATTTCTGTTTGTACAGCTTTAGGTACTTCTTTTTTCGTGACTGTTGGTTCTAGATTCGGTGTAGCTTTTTCTTTAGCTATCATCTCATCAAGTTGTCTTTGTGCGGTTTGATGTTTTTTCCTAGCTCGTTCTGCAGCATTGTAAGCCGCATTCCCATCACCAGAGCCCGCATTTCTTAGTTCACGTTGTTCGTTAAATTTTTCTTGTTTAATTTTTGCTTGTAGCTTTTGAGCTTTACGCATAAGTGCTGATCCAGGAATAAAAGGCAACATACTTGCCCCCATCATTATTCCACCCATCATAGGATTACCTTCATCTATCATAAACTTACCTTCACGTACACCTTGTACGTCACCGAATCCTGGAATAAGTTCAGACATAAACGTCATGTTTTCCGCTAATCGTTGTGCACGGTAATTATCTGATATAAGACCGTTATCTAATAGGAAGTTAGCAATAACCTGTTGTTGTTTTTCCAACGGTGAGGGTTCATATGCTTCTATCGTTCCATTAGCCATGTGCCAAGTATATGCTAAACGTTGACCATTTGAAAAGAAAAGCGATTAAATAAAAGTAAAGGAGAAAAGGTTAGGAGTGGAGTTCTTGGTTCGCGGGCTATTTTTCTTCGTCTGTTTCGTATTCTCTATAGTATTCGACAATCGATAAGATGTTCTTAGTATACCTAGTTATTTCAGCCATGTTCATCGATAAGTTTTCATAGTTTTGCGTAGTTAACGCATAGTAAGCAACCGCAGGAGCTTTACCTTCTTCAACGAGTTGTAAGTATTCAGCCATGATTTCTGGTGTAAGAACTTTCCATTCGACACCAACGGCTTGTATTTCCATGGGCAGTGGTGGGTGGTACATAGGTGCAGGCAAAGCAATCGTATTTACTTCTACAGGTTTAGTTGGTATTAGTGAACAACCAGTGACCGCGATTAACAAAAGTATACTAGTTAGTAGCTGTTTCATCTTCTTTTACCGTAGTTAGTTCTACTAAGTCCGTCATTACTTTTTTACTGCCTTTATTAACAATTTTTTCTATTAATCCTGGTTTGTTCAACGCAAGGTTATCTAGATCATGCTTAGCAAATGTGTTTCTGAGTTTATTGACCTCACGGAGTGCGTTTTGTTTTTGAGTTTCCAACTCTCCGAGGTCCGCGGATAGTTGTTCTTGTTTAGCTAAATATTGTTTTATAGAATCGTTTTGTTCTGTTATTTTACTTTCAAGGATTACTTGGTTGGCTTTGGCTTGTGATAATTGGTCGAACAGATATTTAGAACCCGCCAAAGAAGCTACCAATAGGACTCCGAGAATTAAGCTTAATTTAAAACCCATCAGAAAAGTATATTCGAAAAAATTTTTTTCGCAAAATTTTTGAACTAGGGACTTATTCAT